TTTAGGCGGTAATATTACAGCAGTTGTTTTAAATCAAGAATATCAAGTAGTAACCGTTCCTTCTGTAAACAGCTACACTATTTCTGCGGTAGATACTGAAGGAAATGCCGTGACAGCTAATGGTTCCGATACAGGTAATGGTGGCGGTAGTACGGTAGGTACTTATCAAATAAACGTAGGACTTGATGTTTATATACCTTCAACTGGTTGGGGTTCTGATTATTGGGGAGCAGGAACTTGGGGAAGTGTTTCACCTTTAGGAGCTACAAACCAGTTAAGACTTTGGTCTCATGATAATTTTGGAGAAGATTTAGTTTTTAATGCACGTGGTGCAGGTGTTTTTTATTGGGATGAATCTAGCGGCACTGATACAAGAGCTGTTGCTTTATCTAGTTTAGCAGGAGCTAATTTAACACCAACTTTAGCATTACAAGTAATGGTATCTGATGTAGACAGGCACGTTATTTGTTTCGGAGCAGACCCTTTAAATGATTCAAGCACGGCTAGAACAGGGGCGATAGACCCCATGTTTATAGCGTGGAGCGACCAAGAAAATATAGAACAGTGGGAACCGTTACCAACTAATACAGCAGGTTCTTTTAGGCTTTCAGCAGGTTCTGCAATCGTAGGAGCTGTTAGAGCAAGACAAGAAACTTTAATATGGACAGATACGTCTTTATATTCTATGACTTTTGTAGGGCAGCCTTTTACTTTTTCAATTAACTTAGTTAATGAAGGTGTGGGTCTTGTTGGACCTAATGCTGTGATTAATACTCCTAAAGGGGTATTTTGGATGGATAAAAAAGGTTTTTATTCTTATGCAGGTGCTATACAAAAGCTTCCATGTAGCGTAGATGATTATGTATTTTCTGATTTAAATCAAACACAAAGTTATCAAGTATTTGGTTTTGTTAATAAAGCGTTTAACGAAGTCGGTTGGTTTTATTGCTCTGCGGATAGTAACGTTATCGATAAATATGTTACGTACAACTATGAAGAAAATTTATGGATGATAGGAGAACTTTCTAGAACCTGTTGGATAGACGAAGGTATATTTAGTGCTCCTAAGGCAACGTACAGCACTAATAATGTTGGGTATTTATTTAATCATGAAACAGGAAATGATAACGATGACACCGCTATGACTAATGTATTTATAGAGTCCGCTGATTTTGATTTAGGCGAAGGAGATATGTATCAATCTATTAGTAGAATAATTCCTGATGTTAAGTTTACAGGCTCTGCGAGTACAGGAGCAGACGGTCAAACATTAGACATAATTTTAAAAAGAAGAAACTTTCCTGGAGAAGAACTTACTACAGCAGTTACCAGTGCCTGTACTTCAGTAACTACCAAAATAGATACTCGTGTAAGGGGAAGACAAGCTGTATTAAGAATTCAGTCTAATGATACAAACACTAACGATACAGGAATGGGTTTTAGACTAGGAGCAACTCGTATAGATATAAAACCTGACGGAATGAGGTAATGGCTAAGCTATTAGAAACGAAACTTCCTGTAGCTATAGGACCTATTGACCCTGCGATATTTAATCGGTTAGTTAGAATATTAGAACTAAGTTTAAACAGAGTAAATGTAGGCTCTACTATAAACGTTAATGAGTCTCAACGAAATATAAACCAGTTTAATACAGGCGATATTATTTGGAATTTAACTACTAAACAACTCCAACTATGGACAGGAGAACAATGGTCAGATATTTATTTAGGAACAGAAAAAGGAGTTCAGGGAACTACGACTCTTGGACAAGTAAGCGTTTCAACTGGTGGAGACACCCTAGTAAAAGTATTATAAACGGAGGTAATATGAATTTAACGAAGTTACAAGAAGAATTAACTTTTGATGAAGGCTGTATAGATAAAATATATCTAGACCATTTAGGTTATCCTACTTTTGGTATAGGTCATCTAATACTAGAAACAGACCCTGAACATGGACAAGCTGTAGACACACCTGTCTCTAAAGAAAGAATAGACGAATGTTTCAAAAACGATATACAAAACGTTATAAACGATTTAGATAGAAACTTGGTTTGGTGGAAAGATTTACCTGAAGATTTACAAAGAGTTATGGCTAATATGTGTTTTAACTTAGGTATTACACGTTTATTAAAATTTAAAAACTTTTTATCAGCTATGGAAAATAATGATTGGGATAAAGCAGCGGTAGAGATGTTAGATAGCCGATGGGCTATACAAGTAGGTCCTAGAGCGATAAGATTGAAAGATAGAGTTTTAAAAGGACAACTATGAAAGGCGTTAATCATTATAAAAAAGACGGTACTTTACACAAAGGAGGCACTCATAAAATGCCTAACGGAAGTTTACACTCAGGTAAAACTCACGGTAAAACTAGTGTAAAACTTTTTCATTACGGTGAGCTATCTAAAACTGCAAAAGCTAAAGCTAGAAAAAACAGGAGAAAATAGACATGGCGGCAAAAAAGAAATCTAGTAGTAAATACCATACAACTAAAGACGGTAGACGAGCTAAAAAAGGTTTATGGTATAACATTAATAAAAGGAAAAAAGCGGGAACAAGCAGACCAGGAAAAGGAACTGTAAGCGATAAAGCTATTAAACGTTCTAGAAAAACAACTAAAAAGAAATAATGCCTAGAAAAAAAGAAAAGCCTATAAGACGTACTACAGGTAAAGGCGGTAATTACCGCTCAACTAAATCTGGTGCAGGTATGACTAAAAAAGGAGTAGCCGCTTATAAAAGAAAAAATCCTGGAAGTAAATTAAAAACAGCGGTTACAGGCAAAGTTAAAAAAGGAAGTAAAGCAGCAAAAAGAAGAAAATCTTATTGTGCTAGAAGTGCAGGACAGATGAAGAAGTTTCCCAAAGCTGCTAAAAACCCTAATTCAAGATTACGTCAAGCACGTAAAAGGTGGAAATGTTAAATGGCTAAAAAAGCACCTGATGCGTTTGTATACAACGCAACGTTAGAAAGGATAGTAGATGGAGACACTTTTGACTGTTGTCTCGATTTAGGTTTTGATGTTAAACTACATAAACAAAGAGTTCGTCTTTCTGGCATTGATACCCCAGAATCTAGAACTAGAGATTTAGCAGAAAAGAAATTAGGTCTAGCCGCAAAAGAAAGATTAAAAGAACTTTGTACAGGTAAATTTAAAATAAAATCGTTAGGTAAAGGCAAATATGGTCGTATTCTTGGCATACCTTATACTGAAGACGGTAAAGATATTTGTCAAATGCTTATAGACGAAGGTCATGCTGTTGAGTATCATGGAGGTACAAAAACTAAAATCTGGGGAGATTATTAATCTCTTATGGATAGTGTTGTCCAATTAATCAATGAAGTAGGTTTTCCTATAGCGGCAGCTATAGGTCTGGGTATGTTTATTTGGAAACTTATAAACAAAATTATCGATGGTATGGAAACAAAAGTAGATGTTTTAGATGAAAAGGTATCTGCTCAGATATCAGAAATAGAAGCAAGATTAGGTCAAAAACTAGATTCACAACACGGTATATTAGTAGCACTTATAGACAGAGTTAGGTCGGTGGATAATGAGATAATTAGACAAGATACGCTTTTAAAGACTATACTAGGAGTACCACAGCTTATGCATACTGACAGGTTAGCAAAAGCTGATAGAGATGACCAAAGGAAGGATTAATGAAAAAAGTATTTTTAACAGAGTTTAAAGTAGGTGATAAAATATACGAAGGTCCCTTCATATATGCTAATACTTTTGAAGAAGCTGATTTAGAAGCAGAAGCTTACGGAGTAGTCATTGTAGGAGAGGCTAAAATAGTTATAGGAATAGATGAAACTGAAGAACAAGAAAGAGTTTTACATTAGGAGGATTGGTTATGGGAGCACGAAGAACACCTGAAGAAGAAAAAGACAAAATAATTTGGGCTGTTTTATTTATAGGAATCTGTTTGATTATAGGTATTTTTGTAGAAAATATTAGAGCAGACCAAATAGTCCACAAGTTTAAATCTCCTAGTTTTAATGGAGTAGGAACATCATCTCATTATCTAACAATAGAAAACCAAGAGTTTAGTCGTAAATTAACAATTAAAGAAGAAATAAAAGCACTACAAGAAGAAATAGAAAGAGAAAAAGAAAACTCTACACTTGCTAGATTTATGCGTAATCTTGAATCAAGAGTTTATGCTGAGTTATCAAGACAACTAGTTAATAACCTCTTTGGCGAAACACCTTCTGATTCAGGTACAATAACTTTAGAAGGAAACACCATAGAATACACAAGTGATGGTGTAACATTAACTCTTAAAATAACGGAAGCCGATGGAACAGTTACTGAAATTACGATACCTATTGGTACTTTTACTTTCTAATTGTTCTACATTAGACCAAATTGAAGATACGTACGAACATAGGTTTCAAAGACACAATGTAGTAAATATACAGGATTTACAATCTTCAGCCTTACTTGCAGTTGATATTCCAAAAGTTAGTCCTGTAGTTGCTGTTTACCCTACAGCGTTTACAGACCAAACAGGTCAGCGTAAATCTAATTCTGAATTCGCTTTATTTAGTACCGCCATAACTCAACAACCTAACGCATTACTTATACGAGCATTAAAACACGCTGGAAACGGTAATTTCTTTAGAGTAGTGGAACGAGTTGGTTTAGATAATCTCACAAAAGAAAGACAACTTATACGTTCTGCTAGAGAACAATTTGCTAGTGAAGAAGAAAAGAAAAAACAATTAGCTCCTTTATTATTTGCAGGTATTTTAATTGAAGGTGCCGTTATTTCATATGAGGCTAATTTAGAGTCGGGAGGTGTTGGTGCAAGATACTTAGGTATTGGAAATAGTATTCAATACAGAGAAGACAATATCACAGTTAGTCTTAGAATGGTTTCTGTTGCTACAGGAGAAGTATTATTAGAAGTTTTAAGTCAAAAAACTATTTTTAGTTATGGTAAATCTAATGATGTTTTTAGGTTTATAGAAGCTGGAACTGAGCTAGTAGAAATAGAGTTAGGTAATGCTAGAAACGAGTCTTCTACTATAGCTTTAATGAAAGCTATTGAGGGGGGTGTGTTAGAAATAATTAAATTAGGTTACAAAAAAGAATACTGGGTTTTACAAACAAAAGAAAAAAGGGTAGAATGAGATTATGATGATGAAGAAGTGCATACAGTTTTTGCTATGTCTTGCTTTATTTCCCCTGTACGCAGCGGATAACGAAATATACGTAGACCAGTCTGGAACTGGTGCAAACATAGATT